CCCTAATCCCATTGCATCATAATCAATTCCTGATTGCATACCTTCATAGTTTCTTAAATCTACTCCAGGTTCACCTGGTAATATTTCGTTTAGCATATCTGGTTCGTCGTATGACACACCACTTACACCTCTATCCATAGCATCTTGTGCAGACGCATTTACCATGTTTCTGTATACATTAGCTGTAGATTTAGCGTTGTTAATAAATGACATACCTGTATCAAAAGCATCTTTGTCTTCTGACATCGATCTAAAGAAATTAGTATTCATAAAACGTTTACTGTTTGGATCAAAATAATTGTCAATATCTTTTTGAGTCATACCAGCCATTTTAAAATATTTTTCTGCTTGTCCTAATTCTGGTCCTTTTGCACCTTCTGCAAATAATGCAAATTGTTTTGACTCTCTGTTAGGAAATACTGAATCTAAATATTTATGATGCATTTGGTTATTAGCAATACTTTCGCCAACACCTCCTGCTAGTTTCATTATACCACCAGCCATGCCTGGAAAATTAAACATATTAGCTGCACCACTAGCAACATTTTTTGCTGGGTCGATGATAGTGTCTGTAATCATTTGTCCACCATCTCTAACTATACCTGGCACAGATCTACTTTGATTTAATTGTTCTTCGTCACTTAATTGTGGATTTAATGCAGTGTTTCTAATTGCAGCAGATCTATTATCTATTGCTGGCGTCATGTTTATAGAAGTAATACCCATACCAGATGGGTTAGGATTACCGAAACCGCTAGCGGCGTCAACACTTGATCTACCAGTTCCAGTATTTGTTCCGTAACCATAACCTGCATAATTAGGCATGCTACCATAGAATGATTGTCCAGCAGGTCGGTTAGCTGTTGATGTTAAATATGGACCAGATGTACTGTCTCCCTTATTGTATCTAAAACCACCGCCACCGGATATGTCTTGTTTATTAAAATAATCGTATATTGACGCCATGTTTACCTCTTTTAATCTAGCCCTAGATTAATGATTGAAGCACAAAAAGAACGACGACAGCAACGATACCGGCTTTAATCCAGTCTTTCATTCCCCAGTCACTCCATTCTTTGAGATGTGCCCAAAGATCTGATAATAACTTCATATTTACCTCCTAGTGTATAGTTGGTTTTTGATGAGTATAAACCCCATCAATAATTTCGTCGGCTACTATAAACGATTCAAGCATAACTTCAAAGACTTTTTGTGCCTCCTCCGGACCCAAAGCGTTTATATACAAATTTCTGGTTACAGCAGCTAATCCAGCTGCAACTAATAATTGATCATCAGAATTGCCATTTATTTCTCTCATAGCAAATTCTTCTGCTTTTTGCATTACTTTAGCTATTTTGTCTAGTTTTGTTGCCATTTATCCTGTTCCTATTGTTGGCTATTCTTTCGTTAGCTTTGTTTCTATTATCTTCTCTTAAAACAGCCATACTCTCTTTTATCTCTCCAGCAGTTTCTTTACCTTGTTCTTTCAACATGCCAAAAGATTCTTTCATGATTCCCATGTCCTGATCACTTTGCATCTTTTCTCTCTGTAAGTCAAGCTTTTCAGATTCAACAGCAGTTCTCATAACTGTATCTGTTTCTGCTTGTTGTGCTTTTTGCATTAACTCTGCAGCTTTTAAATCTATCTCTTGTTGTTTTAGTTTAACAAGTGGATCTTTTTCTTCTAGTCCACTTCTTTGTTGTTCTTCTGCAGCCATCTGTTTAATTAATTGTGCTTCAAGAGTTGCAATCGCAGATTCTTTTTTATCCATATATTGCTTTTGCATCATTTGCATCTGTTGTTGTATCTGTGGATTTTGCTGTGCTTGTTGTTGCATAGCTTGCATCTGTTGTTGAAACTTTTGTGTTTCTTGCATCATCTGTTGCTCTATCTGTTCTGCAGCCATAATTGCTATGTGTTGTAAAACATGTGCTTCCATCATTGCGTACAATTGTGGATTAATTTGCACAGGTCTAGTAAACATAAATTCTGCATGTGCTTCCACGTGTGCTTTATGATTTTGTTGTGGAAAAGCTTTTGGTTGCATACCACGCATAGCTTCTGAGTTTTCTATTGCAGGGCTTTTTGGTGGTGGGTTACCTGGATCTGGTTTTAACAATGCATCAATATTATCTACATCTAATGCTTGGTATACTCTTCTATATGCCTCACGTAAATTGTGTAATGCAGGATTAGCAATTGCTAATTGTAATTGTTGTTGTGCCAACATAACACGTTGTGACATAGAAAATATATTTGGATTAGATACAGGTAGTATGTCTACACGATCATCAAAATCTGTAGCTTTAATCATTCTGTTACCACCTCTTACTGCGTAAGGATATTCTGGTGGTAAGAACAATTGTATGCATCTAGCAAGTAAATTAAATTCTGTTGCTTGTGCGTAGTGTAATCTTTTGTGAATTGCACTCATAACTTTTGTGCCACGTTCCAATAATGCTAGTGTTGTGCCAACAGGGTTTTGTTCATTACCTTCACCCATTTTCATATCTGCAATTGCAGCAAATGATTTACCAGCATCAACACAGAAACCTAATAATGCAAACAAAGTTTGTGATGGTTCTCTGTATGGTAGTGGCAACAAAGATTCTTTTATAGATTGTCCTGTTACATCTACGTCTCTAAATTCTCCTGGTTGTAAAGGTTGATCGTGATCACGTATACGCATACCACGTGCTTTAAAACCTGCTGGTAGATTGGCAAGAGTACCTGCATCAATTAACTGTCGCAAAACACTTGTTGCAGTTCTTGACAACCCACCTAACATGTGGATTAGGCCAAATCCATAAAAGCCTAGTCCTGGGAGGAATTTGTAATGAGTGAAATAATCTATTCTTCTTTTAGCCGGATCTTGTTCCTTGTAATTTCTTCGAATAGATAAAACCTCATTACTGTATTGATCAATTGTAATTATGTATGGTAACTTAATACCGTTTGCATCTTCAAAACCTGGTACGTCCATGTCGACGTGCATTTCTAATAATGTATGTGTGTCTTCTCCACTTGCTGTTTCATCTGACACACCATCTAATTCATTTATTTTATCTGTTACTTCATTGTTAGTAGATACACTACCAGTTGTAATTGGTATGTCTCTATAAAAACCATTTACTTGTTGTTTACGTAAAGTGTTTCCATCTACTTTTGTTACGTGTGTAATTCTAATTGCATCTTCTAAAGATGACGCATTGTAATTAACAACACAATCTTCACTAGACACAAATTTAGATACAGGACGCATTAGTGTTCCATCATAGTATGTTTTCTTAAATGCAGACCCTGACAATGGTAAATAAAATAATAATTGATCCATATCTGGATCATATTCTTTCATGACGTGTGTAATCATGTAATTCATGTAATCTTTTACACGTTTAGCTTGTTCTTCTATTGGTGGTGTAATTTCACCAACTATTTCTGTATTTACAGGTCCAGATGGTGGTAATAATTCTTTATATGCTTGTGCTTGGAATTGTGTAACTGATTCTGCTAATAGTGGATGTATAACACCACTAGCACCCTCAAAAGGCTGTGTTCTATCTTCATATTTAAACCCTAGCATGTCTAATCCTTTTACATACGTATCTTCCCAATCTTTTCTTGAATCTTTGTCAGATTCGTACGCACCAACACAATCATCTGATAATTTTCTTAATTCATCTTCTTCTATGTAGTCTGCTAGGTTTGCATCAAAGGGAATGTTTTGTTGATCTAGTTGTTGTGCACCATCTTCTATTATTTCAACACTTCCATCTTCTAATTCGTTAATATTAGGATTTTGTGCGCCAGGCATTTGTATATCTGCGCCTTGACCACCTTCTATGTTTAATCCACCACTTAATTGTTCTATCGCCTTCTCAATAGATCCTGCAGAAGGCATTCTTGATTTTATAGCCATTTTATCCCCTTACCACATTTTGCTTGACAAATCCACCCTTACTATAAACTGGTATGGTAGAACTTCCAGGATACTTAACACCTGTGTTAAAGTCTCTTAATTCAATTAATGGAATCTTTTCCCATGTAAATCCATTTCCGTCAACTATTGTTGTGTCTGTAAATTTAAAACCACTCTTTTTAGCAATTCTTTTCATCGCTTTTACTCCTATCTCATCATAAAATTTATCTCCACCTTTAGGTATGTTACCATGTGCTTTTTTCATCTTACCTGTAGATAACGCAATACCATCGTAACCAGAATCATCTGCCATCTTCATTAGTCCTTGTAAAAACACTTTTGCATAGTTTTCTGACTTTTTAAATGGTGCTTCTTGGTGCATTTGACCACTAGAACCTGTAGTTCTTGCTTGTTCTTGTACTTTTTTCTGTAATTTTTTAACATCTTCTACTAATTTCTTCATTGCACGCTCAATATTTGCTAATTCAGCTACATTTTCTGGTGCTTCACGTTCTGCACGTGGTAAAGCAAGAATATTGTCTTTTCTAAGCCTTGTTGACTCTAAAGTTTGTCTTTTTTTGTCTAATTGTGACGCAAAATCACCCATTTCAGCCAAAACATCACCTTTATCAAGTCTTGGAGCGTAAATATAGCCCTTTTGTGCAACATTTTGGTGTAAATCTGACTGTACTTCTTCCATAAGTAATATTTTTCGACCATTTTCGTCAATTCTTTCACTAAATCTACCCCATCCAAACGGTGCATTGCCACCTTTTCCTTCAAAACCTTCGTTAGAAAAGTGTCCAGATTCATATTTTTTCTCTCTAGCTCTTACAGCACCCGTATCAAAGTTGTGATAGAACTTTAATTCACCATATCCTGACCCACCAGGTATAAATTGTGCACCATCATGAGCTGGTGACTTTTTACTTTTGTAAAAAAATCCTCTACCGTCAGCCATATCACCCAATCTGTACAACATTTTCTTTGTCCAAAAAGGAATTGGCACATCTGCAGTCATAACTTCTCTATCAAATATATTTAACGCTTGGTATAATTCATTAAATGCTTGATCTTCTGGTATGTTTTTAGCTTGTGCTAATTTTGTAACATCTCTTGCAGGCACTAAATTTTTTAAAACATTAAAATGATCTTGTTTTACAATTTTATTTGTGCCGTGGTATAATTTTGGAAAAGTGTTACCCCACATGTCATTAAATTTATTACCTGTATATAATTCAAAACTTCTACCACCATAACTTTTTTTCAATAATGGTATCATTATATCACCATTGTCTGCTTGAATTTGTGCTCCTTGCATATTGTCAATTAATAATCTTCTTATCTTCATACCTGTAGCATCTTGTGGTGGTTGATGAAGCCTATTTAACAATGCAGGGTTATCAGAAAATACATCTAAGTTATCTTCAGTGTAAGCTCGATTACCTCTTAGATCTCTAGTTCTAAGTAAAGTATTAGTTAAATCTTTTGCGCCACGTTGTACAGGTTCTGCCATTGCAATGTCCATGTCAATTTTAGGCATCTCTTTGTTATATAGTTCTAATAATTCTGTTTTAGATAGTTTTCTTTTAGCGTCTGTTTTTGCAATGTTTTCTAATAGTGGTCCTAAACCAAATTCATCTAACTCTACATCACTAACACCTTGTTTGTTTTTTATTGTACCAAGCCACTGCTTTGCAGGTAAACTTG